GCGTCATTCGCCAGACATCTTCAATACGAGGATGTCCCCTACTCCGAAGGATGCGGCGGTCTTATGGTTGATGCTTGGGGAGGAAGGGCTGGCATAGAGTGGGCTAAAAACAAGTTAGATAAAATAGACCAATCACAACAATTTGTAGAAAATGCAGGTGGGTTTAGTGTTGATGATTATGTGAGTTGGACGTATGCAGGTAGGGGTGAAGGTGATGATAGAGGTAGAGGGCAAATCACGAATCTACGAGTAAGTGGGAAACTAAAAGTACCAGGAACTGATTTTGAGTTGTCACCAACAGAAGAAAGACCTGCTGCACTTATCAAAACCAGAACAGGTCAAGTTGTCGGACAATACACAGAGAACTTACGAAAGATACAGAAACCTGATGATTGGCCGTTCAATGAATTCTCTTACTTTGATGATTTACCTGAATCAACACAAGATAGGTTAATAGAATCGTTGAAAAGCGTTGGAATTTCACGCACAGAGTTAGAAAAAGAGTATGAGGTAGTAGATACCCCTAAAAGTGAATTCAAGTTGCCTACAAAGGATTCTGCTAATCCTGATGAACCTACAAATGATACATCAGGTAGATACAAAATACTATATCAGTATGTCGGACCGAAAGATAGTAAGAATAGAGATTTTTGCAGACGATTGCTTGATTTAGATATGTTATTCAGAAAAGAAGATATTGAGAGAATGACGTTAATGGGTGCAAACTCACAAGAGTTTGGATACTATGATATCTTTCAATACAAAGGTAGTTATGGATGCAGACATAGATGGAATAAGAAATACGTATATCAGAAAAAAGGTGATAATCTATTAGAGATATTTTCATCACAGCAAAAAAGGCAGTTTTCATTAGAAGAAGATGAACGAATAGTTGTCGGTCCGCTTATGATTCCTGATAAACTTATTTATAGAGTAGATGAGAATAATGAACCATACTATGTTTATTTTTCCAAAGAGACGATCGAAGAGATTGCAAGAAAGATGATGAAGGAAGAGAAGTTAGATGATATAAACTTGGAGCATGACCAAGATAGTTTAGTTGATGGACATTTGATAGAGACGTGGATTGTAGAAGATGAGAAATCAGATAAGCAAGGATTATACAATATGAACTATCCAAAAGGAACGTGGATGGGAATGTATAAAGTAGAAGATGATGAGATTTGGAGACAAATCAAATCAGGACAACTAAAAGGGTTTAGTATAGAAGGTTATTTTGCAGATAGAGTAATACAAAACTAACATGAAAGATAATATTTTGACAAACGAATACGTATATACAGGCTTCTTTGCATCAGGAACAATGTCCGCTATGGTTTATCAAGATTTATTAATAGCAGTATTATTAGGGTTCTTTGGTGCAGTCGGTGGATTTTGCTTTAAGTTACTCAAAGATTATATCACATCCAAACTGACACCAAAGAAAAAGAGTAGATTACCTTAACTATACAGTTTCTACTATATGGTCTTTTAACTTACCTTTTGGTATTTGACCTTTATCCATCCAATAGTATAACGCTTTATCACTACACTTCAAGAACTCCGCAGCTTTTACTCGTGACTTGAACTTAGTGGATTTACCGTTAGGAAACGTTATTTTAGTTGCAACACTTAATACATCACTAACGTTATTCAATCCCATATCTATTGCATGTCTTACATTCTGTGAACGAGTACACCACTCCAAATTACTTAACCTATTGTTTGTTTTTATACCATCTTTGTGATTAACATCAAGATGCATACCTGTATTATCAGGATAGAATGTAGATAATACTAATCTATGCACCTTAAACAGCTTAGCTTTTATATGTCCGTTAGGATACCGACCTAATCCTTCTTTATACAACCTGACGTGTAAATAACCGATTGCATCTTTTGATGGTCGTATCTCTCTCCACTCTCCTCGTTTGTTACTGATGACTTTACCAAGATTGCTTACTCTATACATTCCCTCAAATCCTTCTATATCTCTGAACTCTTCTTTCATAATATTATTTGTTTTTGTTTAAGTTTTGCCATAACCTTTATATATAAGTATAAGAGTAAATGAAAAAAATATCAAAAAAAGTAGGATTTACTAAAATATTTTCATTTTTAATAAAATAGTATTATACTTATTTACAAACAGAGACGTAAGATGCCCTCACACCGCAGGGACGATTCAGGAATATAATCTGTGGAGTTGCAATAATGCTCAAACATAACGGATAGAAATGGTCTGATGCTCATACAAAGTTTTTGGTGATAGAGCAATGAGATAGTCAGTATGGTTATGCGACCACACCCTTTTACATACTGATGATATATTCGAGTTGTTTAAGACCAATAATAATAAAAATACACCAAACCACAAAAGGGGTGGTGTGCACATACTAAAAAGCAATATGAAAAAATACATAACAGGTACTCATAAAGAGTTATTAAGAAACTTATTAGAAGAAAAAAAGCTGAATCAATGGGAAGCAAGCTTTGTAACTAATATTATTAAATTTAGAAAATATAGTCATAAGCAAGAAAAAATAGTAAATAAAATATTAAGAAAAAATAACTTAACTATACCAGCTTACTATACAGAAGAGCAAATCAAAGAACTAAACTCTTTGTATAAAGATCGTAATATAATAAAAAATAAACAGCATATGACTTCTTGGTCATACAAAGACAGATTTTCATACAGAAAGTAATAATAACTTTTATTCTTTATTTATAAAAAAAAAGTAATCAGTATAATACTTATAAGTAAATAAGACAATGATGAACGAAGAGTTAGAAAATATAGAGATGAAAATAGAAGCAATGTTAAAAGATATTGAAGATTTTAATGATTCATTGCAAGAGATATACAATTTATTAGATGAATATCTGATAAGCAGGGAAGATAATTGAGTTGGATATACAGGACGACAGAAATAAAAGAGTTATTCCAAATACCTGATAATGCTATTGGTTTTGTTTATATTATAGTAAATAATGAGACAAACCAATGGTATATAGGCAAAAAGAGTTTATATTCTCATATAACTAAACCACCACTAAAAGGTTATAAGCGTAAACGCAAAGTGACAAAAGAATCTGATTGGAAAACATATATGTCTTCATCAGATATAGTCAAAGAATGGACTGATATAAGAAAAGAAATATTACAGTTTGCATTCAGTAAAAAAGAACTTACGTATTTAGAGACAAAATACTTGTTTAACTTTGATGCATTAGAAGATGAGTATTGCGTCAACAGCAATATATTAGGAAAGTTTTTTAGGTAGATAGCAAAAAAATACTTGACATTTGTTTTAAGAGTTGTTATATTAGTAGTATAATAATAAACAAAAACAACAACTCATATAACAATGACACAATTACAAGTAAATAACACAACTTACAAACTACAACTGGTACAAGTAGTAAGTGGAAGCTTACATGCATTGACTGAATTAGTCAAAACACACAACGATTATCGTTCAAGAGTAAATGACGATAATACAGTTGATGTAGCAATGTTCGTTCATTCCTATACTATGAACTCACCTTATATAAATGATGACACTGGCAAACAAGATTTACGTGGGTATGCACAGGTAGAGTTAGCAGTATTGCCAGAAATAACATTAGAACAAATACAATCTGCAATTGATAACGGTTCAGACAATCTACGAGGAATGATTATAGTAGATAATTTATATTAAAAAACACTTGACTTTTACAAAAGTATTCGTATATTAGTAGTATAATAAAAACAAAAACAACTCAAATAACAATGGCACTTACATTAGAAGAAAAAAACAAACAAATAGAAGAGCTTAGCACTCATATTCGGCGAATAGAAAAGTTAATGAAAACAGCGAATAACGAGGACTACCTTGACCTATACCAAACACTACAAGGCATCAAGCGTGATATTGTGTTAGAAGGTCTACGTGAATTATCTAACGATAGTTCAGATGAAGTATTACAAAAACTTGCTGATGAAATCATAAAACTTTTTAGCTAATGGATGATTTAGATTACGATTTGTGGGTATTAGAACAAGCAGTTGCACGTCTTGAAGAGAGGTTAAACAAACTCTATAAATAATATTTTTACAATATATATTCAACTATTATATTTATCATAGTAAACATTAACCTCTAATAGTTTTATTTATGCAAAAGAATGAACTTAAAGAGCTGGTTAAGCGTTACTTTTCGCTTGTAGAAGATACAAGTGTCGAAGATACAAAACAAGAATTTGATAGTGCAGAACTTATTGATGGTACAAAGGTTACTAATCAAAAAGATTCTGCTTTTGCCGTAGGTGATTCTCTATTCGTAGAAACAGCTGAAGGTGAAATGGTTGCAGCGCCGGAAGGTGAGCATACAACTAAATCAGGAATTGTTGTCGTTGTAGATTCAGAAGGAACAATTACCGGACTACGCAATCCTGATGAAGAAGGTGAAGGTTCACTTGAATCATCAGAACAAACAGAAGAAACTTTTCAAGAAGACGAAGAAGATAAAATGGAAGATGACGAAGAAGTAAAGATGGAAGAAAAAGTCATCGAAGCCATCGCAGAATTAGTTATGCCAGAAATTGAAAATATGAAAAAAGAAATGGCTAACTGCATGGAAAGAGTTGAAAAAGCTGAAGAAAAGATGAAGGAATACATGAGTGAAACACCTGCATCTGAATCCAAAACAACTTCTAAATTTTCTAAAACAACTTCAATCAAGAATAATGAGGGACCGAAGTATCAACAACGTAGATACGAGATGACTCTCCAAAAACTTAATAACCACAAAAAATAAATAATCATGGCAATTAATGTAAACGCATTAGCGGATTTTAACAATGAGTTGGCTGGTAAGATTGTATTGGATACAGTTTTTACTGGCACGACTGCAGAATATGCTACTGTCCAAGAAGGTATCAAATACCAAGAGCCACTTAACCTAGCAGTGGTTACACCACAGTTTCAAGGTGGTGATTCAGTATCTACGCCGTCGGGTTCAGCAGTATTTTCTCAAAGAAACATCACAGTAACAAAACGTACAGCATACGATTTATGGAATCTACAACTACTTACTGATAAGTATTTAGGTAAGATGGCACTTCCAGAAGGTTCTTATGAAGAAACTTTCGCAATCATGGAAGAACTATCAGGAGATTTAGTACGTAAATCACAACAAGCAAACGATTTCTTCCTATGGAATGCAGCATCAGGTTCAGCTACATCAGCAACTGATACAGCAATCGCAGAAGCAGATGGATTTATCGGACTTGTATCAGGTTCAACATCAGGTGTAAACGTACCGACAGGTGTTGCAACTGGTTCAATTACAAGTGATTTAGCATACGATCAGTTAGTAGATATGATTAGTGTAGAAAATGATAACGTAATCAACGCAGATGATTTGACGTTCTTTATGGGACCTCAAGTATTCACTCGTGTTGTATCAGGTCTTACTAAACAAAATCTATTCCATTTTGATCCTACATCAGTAGAACGTCGTAATGGTATTTACGAAGTGCCTCTACCAGGATTCCCTAACATAAGAATTGTTGGAACGTATGGATTGACGGGTAGTGAGCGTGTGATTTTAGGACCATCAAGTGATATGGTAGTTGGAACAGATTTATTATCTGATGTAGAAAACTTCCAAACTTGGTATGACATTAACGCAGACGCTATCAAATATCGTTTGAGAACTAAACTTGGTGTGCAAGTAGGACACCCTGAATATTTCGTATCTAACGATCTAGCGTAAAGAACATTAACACTTAAACCAACATTATTATGGCTTGTGACATTACATCAGGTTTTACACTAGCGTGTAGAGATAATTCAGGTGGTATTAGAAACATCTATATCCTTTCAGGATCGATTGATGGTATTACCGAAGCAGGTGATGGTCTCATAAATGATATTAGTGGTTCAGGAACTTTTTATAAGTTTGAGCTAACTAAAAACACAGGAGATTTAACCGAAGCACCTACACCATCATTGGAAAATGGTACAGTGTTCTATGAAACAACCCTTAATGTTGCGTTCCACAAGTTGCAATCTTCTATACGCAATCAAGTAAAAGTATTGGCTCAAAACCCCGATCTCAAAATCATTGTTGAGACGAATAACGGTAATGAGTCACCTTATACTGGTCGTTACTTCCTCGTAGGAAGATATAGAGGAGCAACGTTATCAGCTGGTTCTGCAACATCAGGTACAGCATTTGGAGATGCAAACCAATACGCTCTTACGTTCCAGGGATTGGAACCAGAGCCTATGGATGAAATACAAACTGCTGATGGTTCAGTTGACTTTTTGACTGGAATATCAGTAGCATAGATTTTCTGTTATATGAGTTAAGGGGATAGCTGTGAAGGGTTATCCCCTTTTTTTACAAACAAAAACATTGAAGTATGCAAAGCTTAACATACGATACATCAGGAACAGAAACCATAGCAATATGGCCTGACGTTACATCTTCAATA